GGCCCGGGCCAGCGCGTCTTTTTGCGCGGCGTAGAACAACGGCTTGAGTTGAATCTGCTCGATCAGCGCGCCGGTATCAGCGGTGATCGGCGACAGCAGGATGTGCAGCGGAGGCATCCAGGCCATGAATCAATTCCTTGGTGAAGTATGGGAGCGGGAAAACCCGCTCCCGGGGGCTTAAGGCATCAGTACCGCGCGGCGGGCATCGCCGAGGATGTCGACGCCGTTGAGCACAAACTTCTGGGTACGCACGTCGATGTCGATCACCGGGATGCCGTTTTCCAGGCGGTTGTAGGTGCGGCAGGAGAACTCCAGGGTGATGGCGGGTTTATCGCCCATCTTCAGGGTTGTCTCGGTCAGGGTTTTCAGCTTGCCGCCGATGGTGTGGTAGGTGAAGTAAGTCTTGCCGTCCTGGTCCTGGCCGGCTTCACGCACGTTCAGCAAAATGTCATCGCCCAGGCGCACCCCCAAGGCAAGCATGATTTCCGGACCCGCGCCTTGCAGCTCCAATGTGGCGTTGAGCACTTTGGCGCTCTTGGCCATTTCTTCGGCGATGAAACGTCCGCCGGTCATCTGCTCCATGTCGAAGTCGATCTTCGGCGGTGCGAACGAGGTGACCGTCGCCGACAACGGCAGGCCTTGAAGGGTGGCCGCCATGGCCTGTCTGATTCGGTTGGTAAACATTAGAGAACGTCCTCCAGGAACTGCTCGATGATTTCATCGCGGGCGTTGAGTTGATAAATCATGTGTTCGTTCGGCGCGTAGCGGCCGTAGTCGATGACGATGAACCAAGTGCCGTTCTTGTATTTCTCGACACTGTTCAGTTCAGGGTGCAGGTACACGCTGCCGCCGGGAATGGTCTCGTCGGCCACCAGGGTTTGCAGCCAGTCGTTGATGCGCTTGACCTCCTGGTCCATGAACGACTTGGTGAGGTTCTTGGCCATGGCTTTCTGCCCGGCCTTGACCAGCTTGCGGCTGATCGCATCTTCCAGGCCCACGTAGCTGATGAACTTGCCGGTGATGGAGCGGTTACCCAGCAGCGAGAAACCGCCGAGGACGGTGCGGGCGTAGTAGCTCACGCCGTAGCGGTTGAGCAGGTCGCCTTCGGTGGAGGTGTCGAGGATGTTGTACTCAACCACGCGGGACACGTCTTCGGCGAAGGTCACCTGATTGCCCGGGCTTTCCCACTGCTTGACCTTGGCCAGCGCGGCGATGGCCAGGGACGACGGCGCCAGGAACACGTTTTTCTTCGCGGCCTTGGAGTACACCGACGGCATGTTGTGCACCAGCAGGCAACGGTCGAACCCGAGATCGGCACCGCCCAGTTCGCCGCTGTAGGTCACCTGGTCGGCGACGGTTGCGTCCTTGCCGTCCAGCACCACACGGGCCTTGATGCGCTTGCCGAAGGAGGCGAATTCGCCGGCCACGGCCTTGGTGCCGGTGAAGCCCGGGGCGCCGATGATGGTCAGGTCTTCGGGGACGCTGGCCAGGGCGGCGAGGCCCAGTTTGCGGCCGGTGACCGGCTCTTCACCGCCGATTACGTTATTGATGGTGTCGGCTGGGGTGGTGCCCTCGTCGACGATCACTACGTAGACCGGCACCTTGACCACTTTGAGGATCTGGTACACGGCGTGGAACAGCGTGCCGGTTTCAGCGCCGGTAGGGTCCAGCAGCGCCTGGGTGGTGAAGCTGTTGATGCGGAACGGGGCGTTTTTCGGAATCGACGCATGGGCGTTGGGGGCAGTGCCCACCAGGCCGATGACGTTATCGCCCAGGCCACCCATGGCCTCGGGGGATTCGGTGGCGTTCACGGTGATGCCGTTGTGTTCGAAGTTCAAAACCTCAGCCATGATCAGTCAGCCTTCTTCGGGGTGGAGTTGAGGACGCTGGTCAGTTCCAGGCGGCCAGCGGTGCGCAGGGCGGATGCTTCGACGTCCAGCAGTTCCAGTTCCTCGCCGGCGGTAGACCAGTGGCCGTTGCCGGTGGGGAATGGAATGAGGACGGTGTAGGTTTGGCGGTTAAACATGAGTGGAATTCTCCGGGTGGAAAACGCCAAAGCCCCTGCGAGAGGGGCTTTGGGCGGGCGAAAAAAAACCGCTTTCGCGGTGGCTATCGTTATTTAAGGAAACCAGGCTTTTCTGGCCATACAACAGTGAAAGGATCGCCTACATCTTGCGGGACATCCCGCAACAGTTTGCGGTAAGCAGCGACTTCCGCACGCTGAACTTCACTCAGAGGGCTGTCCTGGACTTGGGTATGGTCTGTTTCTCGCAAAAGTTGATCGCGACGGACGCGAATGGAGGACCATTCCAAACATTCAAGACCTTCTTTGCTGGGAATATGAGATGGCGCTAGCGTAATAAGTGCTTCAGTCATTAGAAAATCACCGTAGGGGAAAGGGAAAGTTTCGACTTGATCTCACCAACTTTGATCGCGCGATAGCCACCAACCTGCATAGTGTCAATTCGCAAGGACGTCACATATACATTGGGAACTTTAATACGGCAGATTGCATTACCAGCCGTATCAGCATAAATAGCGGGTGCAAACTTCCCAAAGCAAGATTGATTTATGACCGCACGCTGAGGTGCATACACGTACCCAGCAAATGTCTCGTCCAACACCAACGAACTGCCGTAACTATAACCACGAATATTGAGCCAGAACATCTGGTCATCCGTATTGATGGAGAATGGCAACTTGAAGTGGACATAAACCTCCATCGAGGAGCCAAGATCCGTCGCTGTGATCCCCCCGGAAGCACCGACGTTATAAGGCGCTCCCGTCCCCCAAATCAGCCCTTGAAAGACGCTCATCAACAATGTCCCTGGGGCACCGGGCTCTCCGACAACGTCCTTAAGTGCACGAAACTGATCAAATTCCGCACGGGCTTGATCCATTCGTTTATCAATATCGCCAATCTTGCCATTTACGGCGGTGGTCAGGTTATTGGAGGCCTGAACCAAGTTGGCTATCTGCGTTTCCGTACTCAAAATAGAAGCTCCTTTACTTTGTCATTCTCAGACCACTCAGTACCGGCAATTAGCCATAACTAAAGAGGCCAGCCCAATATCTAGTTCGCAACCCTAGCATCTTCCAACTTCATAACACGAAACAAAACCCCCAGATGACGAGCCATATTATCAATATTGGCTGTAGCCACAGCGGCCAGTTCTTCTGCAATTAAAATATTAAGATTTTCCATACCCACTACTACCGTGACACTATCGACCGGCAGTGGTGTTAGGTCCAGCGTGAACTTCTGCAATACACGGGCCGCGGCCGCTTTGTAGGTGAGCAGTTTCCCGGCAACAGAATAAACTGCCAGCAAGGTCCCGCTAGCCAGGTAAAACCCAAACTCTCCAATCTCATACTCAGCCTCGCCATCAAACAGCGCGGCCATTCTGAGTTGTTGATTACCGAGGTCTTCGTAATCGGCAATTGCTACCCGCTGGCGTTCATCCCGCAAGGCAATCTCACTGCCGTCGGGGTTATAACGGCCAGTCCCGGCGCCTATATGGGTAATTTCACCTTTCAAACCCTGGTTTTTTGCCTGCAACACTTCACCCAAACCTTTGGAGGTGAAGCGCACCAGGCGCGTAATATCTTCTGTCATGGCTGCGCCCTGAGGTCGTAATCGTTAATGGTGTAGTACCGGGCGACCCCGGTGCTGTGAAGTCGGGCGCCAAGCACGAGTACAGGCAGCGCCCCCGCAAGAGAAAGCTCGCTGTCGCAAAGTGCAGCATGAGCAACACCGCTCAGCGCCAGCCCACCAGCCGTCTCGTGCACGATGGTGATGGTGGCCAGGTCCCGCTCGCTCTTGGCCGCGTTGATGCGGCGGATCAAACGGTTGTGATCGCCACTGGACCAACTGCGACCGATGATTGCCTGCACATCAAAGGTGTAAGGCAGGCCGGTTGGCCGCTGTTGATACCAGGCACTGATATTGGGGGTGAATCCCAGGGATTCGACGGCGTAGCTCAGCGCCTTGGGCGTACCGGCCTGACGCTGGATTTGCCAGGACAAGGCCACGGTGAGGCGCTTCTCCGACTCGCTGGCAGCGGCGTCCCATTCACTGACGCCGCGATCAGCGGCAAGGTAGGGAAGGAATTCAGCCGGCGTCTGCAGCGGGTTCATCAGGGCGGGAAAAGGGGGCGTCACCCGATCGAGCAATTGCCCGAAACCCAGGTCCAGCGCCTTCTCCAACGGCGAACTGTTGGCGGGCAGCAAGCTGCCTTTTGGCTCGTTCATAGCGTGCGCACCTCCACCTCGACACCCGTGCAATACGGGGCCTGGAACGCGGTGGTGACGATCGGCTCCAGCGGCTCAAGAATTTGCAGTTGCGCAGCTCCCGCCGAGTGGATGGCGTAGTCGATCCAGCTCGGGTCCACCCGCCCTTCCAGGCGATGGCAGGACTCTGCATAGTCTTGCAGCAGTTTCTGGGCGGCGACTTGAGTGAGCCCGGAGTCCGGGCCGGCGTTGATCTTCGCCACCACGCGGATTTTGTAGCGCAGGATCTGAGCCGCCTGCACCGTGACGAGATCCGTTTCCGGTCGCACATCAGGCCGGGCGAAATGCCGGCGTACACCGTCGAGCAAATCAGCAGAAGGTGTGCCATCCCCGTCTCGGGACAGGACCGTGACCATCACTTCGCCGGGCGCGGTTCGACGGCCATTACCATCCTTGACCCGTGCCGCGTAGCCGTCCGGGTCGAAGGTATAAGTGACCGTCACCACACCCGGCGTAGCACTTTGCACTTTCACCGATGGACGCTCACCGAGGGTGAAAACCTCCCGGCGATACTGCATCCGCGAACCCGCCGCCGGAGCGTGAGGCGCGAGGTAATAACGCAACCGGGCGTCATCGTCGCTCTCCAATGTTGGCGGTACCGGCGGGAAAGCCGCCGGGTCACCATGGTCGAGCACCTGGCGCTCAAGGCCCATGTCCGCCAGGCGCGCATCGAGGTTGCTGCCGGTAGCCCACCACGCCAGCATCTGCTTGATGCGGGCGTTGTATTTGCGCTCGTGGGTTTGCAGGCGAACGCAAAAAGCTTCCAGCGCCAACGTCAGCAACTCGCTCTCGTTCTCCAGGCTGACCTTCAGCTTGGCGGCATTTTCAGGCGCACGAGTAGCGACGTAATCAACGACAAACGCCTTGAACTCCGCCAACAGTGGCTCGAACTCATCGACGGCAATGATCGCTGGCTCAGCCAGCTGGTTCTGGCCGGGTATCAGCATGCTCATGTCACCACCTCGAAAGATTGTTTGCGGTTTTTCCAGGTGCCGGCGAAGCGCAGCAACAGGCCGGCGCCCTGGCGGTTGGCGACGATGACTTGCGGCTCGAAGTCGGCGATGCCGTTCTGCGGGTTGTAGAACGCCTGGGCGGCATGGCTCTGGGCGAGAATCAGCAGGTCATCGCCGAGGTTTTGCCCGAGCAGTTGCGGGATCATCGAGCCGTACAGCGGACGCTTCTGGCGAGTGCCCAAGGGCGTGGTCAGCGCTCGGGTAGCGCGCTGCACAAATTGCAGCCAGTCATCGACCGCCGCCCCGGTGTTTCTATCGATTCCGATCATGGGATGTCCTTGTCAGGGGCTGATGACTCGACCCTGGTGGTCCACCACCGGGCCGCTGAAGTGCGCGCCGCCGGCGTCCAGCAACAGGCTGGTGCCGCCGACTTGCAGCGTGATGCCCTGGGCGCTCATCGTGAGGCTGGCGGCGCCGACCTTGATGTCGACCTGTTCGCGGGAACCTGTGAACGTGGTGGGGCCATTGACCCAGTTGAAGGTATGGCTGGCGTCGTCGTAGTCGCTTTGGGTACCGTCCTGATGGCGGCGCCGGGTCAGTGTCGAAGCGCTGGAGACCGGTGGAAAGCGGTCGCTGTTCAAGCCGAACAAGGCCACCGATTGCGCCCCGCCCTCCCCGGCGCCGTAGTTGAGCAGCAAGCATTGCTCGCCTACTGACGGGATGCGGGTTTCCGTCTGCGCTCCGGCGCTGGGGTTGAAAAAGCGGATCGCCGGGGTGAGCAGTTCGCCGTGGCTGACCTTGCAGGTATTGCTGGCGGCGTCGACCTCCTGGCACACGCCGATGCGGCAGAAACTTTCGGCGCGTCGATACAGGTCTTCGAGCTGGCTTTCCATTTCCGCCAGGCGCTCCACGATCGGCCCCAGTTGCATGCGTAACAGCGCGTCGAACATGGGCTACTCCGCCAGCGGCTTGTATTGGTCAGGGTCGTCGATGTTCGAGACGTCCCAAGTGCAGGCGAACAGCGGTTGGCCTGTGGGATCGTTGAGCAGCGGCGGTCCGATATAGAGGGTTTGGGTGAAGCTGACGGTCCAGGTGTCGTAGTCCGTCTCTGCGCTGGTGCGTATTGAAGGCGCAGCGACGATGCTGGTCGGCAGGTCGCACTGCGCCTGCGGCAGGTTCCAGCGGTTATCCAGCACAAGGTCCATCAGTTGGCTGGCCAGGTCGCAGGCGTCAAAGGGCAAGGCACCCGGGGCCACCATGGCCTTGAGTGAAATCCCCAGGGCATGGGCCTTGCGCCCCTCGCGGGAGCGAAGGCCCGGCCCATTGCCTTCGACCGTGATCAACACGCCGGTGTTGTTCGCGGCGCCCTGAAAGTCCTGATGAGTGCCGACCTTAAGTTCCGGAAACGCCCTGCGCAGTGCCTCGCTGATGGCCTGGGGCAATTGGGAGGGTTTTTCGATAAGTGTCATTTAAGTAGCGTCCTTGCAACGGTTACTGCGGGTCCCGGCCAGGGCCTTCGTTGACGCCGATGCGCTTGGCCGCCCAGCGTTCATAAAGGCCGATGGCCACGTCGGCGCCGGCCATGGCCGTCAGGCACCCAATGGCGCCGGCCGTCCAGATCGACATGCCGGCGGCGTAGCACAGCATCAGGGCTGATACCCCGCACACCATGCAGGCCCCCGAACGCAGGGCCAGGCGCCGCATAAGCGACCAACCGCGGGCGCCTTCCTTGTCGGCGCGCCACATTTCTCCGGAAACCCCGCCAATCACCGCCAATACGATGACCAGCCAGATAGGCATTTCCGCCAACGCTTGCTGCTCGTTTGTCATGTCACGCCTCCTGGAATGAGTGATACCGGCAGGTCGCCGGTTGTAGGTGTTTGTTTCAATTTGAATGGGTTCTCTAGGTAGGCATTCCAAAAAGCCCGGTTGCCCGGGCTTTTCAGTAATGATGTCCTCGAACTTTCGGCGCTACTGGCGCGGTACGGTTCTTTCCTCAATGTTTTTCCGACCACGATCCCTGTCTGCCGGATAACTGCTTCTGGTGCTTTACGCTGCACACCCGGGCCAGTTGCCAACCCTCTGAACCGTTAAGGCCGGTTCATCGCTGCCTGTTCTTGAAGCGGTTTGAAACTAAAGAGCGTCGGCATCCCTGCCGGTATTGCCTGGCATCCTTGCCATCGCTTCGATGGCGTCCTTGCCGGTGCTGCGTAACGTCCTTGTCTTCCTTGGCGGCATCCTTGCCGCCTCCACCAGGCCTTCTTGGCTGGCTTGAGATGAAGAATATGCATGTATGCATATACAGTCAATGCACAAATGCATTTATTTTTTGCGCAAGAAATGCACAGATGCATTTGCACCCCCGCAGGCAAGGGGTTTGGTGGTTTTACGCAGACGAAAAAAAGCCCGCTCACTGGCGGGCTTTGTCTTACACAGAAGGGTTAGCGGGCGTACATGCCCCACCAGAAAACGTGACCAAGGATGCTGATCTGTTCATCCTGGATTTCCTGGAAGCTGTAGTCCTCGTCCGGATGTTCATCGCGGTTGAAGCTACGCAGGCGAATCCCGGAAGGCAGGCGATAGAGCTGTTTCACCCGTAGCTGGCCGTTGTGATTGATGGCGTAAAGATCGCCATCGACGATGTCACCAATCCCGCATTTGCCCGCATTGACACCTACGGTGGCGCCGTCGCGCAGCACCGGCAACATACTGTTGCCGCGCACCGTCACGCACTTGGCCTGGTCGAACTGCACACCGTTATGCCGCAGGCTGCGCTTGCCGAATCGCAGGCTGGCCTTCTCGCTTTCCTCGATGACGAATCTTCCTGATCCAGCAGCCAATTCAACCTCGCGCAGAAAGGGGATCGACACCTCGTCATCATTAACGGGTGTTTCGTCGTCCCACAGGCTTATGTCCTTGAGTTCCGAATGCATCGGGTCACGCTCGTCCGACCGCACCGGCACCAGCCCTGCGCGCCCGCGCAGCTGATCGGTGCTGACCTGGAAGTAATCGGCGATGCGCGAGATGTGCTTGTCCGACGGATCAACGATCTTGCCGCTGAGGATCCGGGACAGTGTGGATTGAGGCACGCCGGTACGCCGGTGAAGCTCCGTGGGGGAGATCCGGTCGCGGTCCAGCAGCTCTCTTAAGACGATAGAAACGTTGCGTTTTTGCATAACGCGGATAGTGCAGGCAGTTTTGATGCTTGGCAAATGCTTATTTGCATATTTAATGCATTGATTGCAGGTTTTTACCTAACCATTTGTGGTCTGCCTCGCATGCTAACCTGCGCCTATCGGAAAAATGCTGGGTTTGTTGATGACGCACTTTGCAGATCCAATCAGAAAAGTCATGACGCACTCAGAGCAAGAAGTCTCAGACGAAGCGCTGCGCTTTGCTCGCTCAAACAAGAAAATGATTGCCAGGCGTCTGACCGACAAAGCTATCTATCCTCCGGAAGAGGCGCCTGTATCGGTCTACATGGCCGGCTCACCGGGTGCAGGAAAAACCGAGGCATCAATCGCGCTCGTGAATCTTTTTGCCGACACCCCGATCCTTCGAATTGACCCCGATGAGCTTCGTAGCGAATTTGTTGCCTATACCGGCGGTAACTCCTGGTTATTCCAGCGAGGGGTTTCTATTTTGGTGGAGAAGATTCTGGATTTTGCGATGGACCAACAGCAGTCGTTCCTCCTTGACGGGACATTTTCAAACATTGATGTTGCCAGGCGGAATGTGGATCGTTCCTTAAGAAAAGGCAGTTCGTACAGATTCTGTACGTCTACCAGGATCCGAGGCTCGCTTGGGACTTCGTCAAAGCTCGCGAAGAAGCAGAAGGAAGAAGGATTCGTAAAGAGCATTTCATCGACCAGTACTTTGCCGCACGTGACGTCGTCAACGCACTTAAGCTAGAGTACGGCGGCGATATCCACGTGGATTTGCTGCTCAAGCACATTGACAACTCGGGACGATTGTACAAGGCCGGTGTCGAAAAAATTGACTACCATATTCCTGAGCGACACACGCGGGCCGATCTTGAGGCCAGACTCGGGCAACCATCAGGAGCGTAATGATGATTTCGATTAAGCTGGGCTTGACCAAAGGTGCAAAAAGCCCCTTTGCCGACTTTATTCGTAACGCTAAATCTGATCAAAAAAAGCGCGTATACAGCGAAGTGCTGACCGAAGCGACCAAACAGCAAAACCTTGTATTGATGGCAGCTGAGGCAAAACGAGCCTGACATCTACTAAGGCACTGCAATAAAGAACCCGACCCAGCGTCGGGTTTTTTTATTGATCAACCGAACCCGATCTGCCTTGGTTTCCATCGTAAACCATAGGACAAACACATCGTTTATAAGGCTCGTAGCGAGAATTCAACATCGTATAGCCGCCCACAATGCATAAAAAATCAATGTACCATTAGCCTATTTACCCTTGCCAAAAATCGACAGGAAGAGCTGAACCCCGCGTATGACCGACCTTTCCAGCCACACCCCGATGATGCAGCAGTACTGGCGCCTGAAAAACCAGCACCCTGATCAGTTGATGTTCTACCGCATGGGCGATTTCTACGAGATCTTCTATGAAGACGCGAAGAAGGCGGCCAAGTTGCTGGACATCACCCTGACCGCGCGCGGGCAGTCGGCCGGGCAGTCAATTCCGATGTGCGGGATTCCATATCATTCGTTGGAAGGTTACCTGGTCAAGCTGGTGAAGCTGGGCGAGTCGGTGGTGATCTGTGAGCAGATCGGCGACCCGGCCACCAGCAAGGGCCCGGTGGAACGCCAGGTGGTGCGCATCATCACGCCGGGTACGGTGAGTGATGAGGCGCTGCTGGATGAGCGTCGCGACAACCTGATCGCGGCAGTACTGGGGGACGAACGCCTGTTCGGCCTGGCAGTCCTGGATATCACCAGTGGCAACTTCACGGTGCTGGAGATCAAGGGCTGGGAGAATCTGCTGGCGGAGCTTGAGCGCGTCAATCCGGTGGAGTTGATGATCCCGGACGACTGGCCAAAGGACCTGCCGGCGGAACGTCGCCGTGGGACCAAGCGTCGTGCGCCGTGGGATTTCGAGCGTGATTCGGCGCTGAAAAGCCTGTGCCAGCAATTCTCCGTGCAAGACCTCAAGGGCTTCGGTTGCGAAACCCTGACCCTGGCCATCGGCGCCGCCGGTTGCCTGCTCAGCTATGCCAAGGAAACCCAGCGCACTGCCCTGCCGCATTTGCGCAGCCTGCGTCATGAACGCCTGGACGACACCGTGGTGCTGGATGGCGCCAGCCGTCGCAATCTGGAACTGGACACCAACCTCGCCGGCGGGCGCGACAACACTCTGCAATCGGTGGTCGACCGTTGCCAGACCGCCATGGGCAGCCGCTTGCTCACCCGCTGGTTGAACCGCCCGCTGCGGGATTTGACCGTGCTGCAAGCCCGCCAGACCTCTATTACCTGCCTGCTCGACCGCTACCGCTTTGAAAAGCTGCAACCGCAGCTCAAGGAAATCGGCGATATCGAGCGGATCCTGGCGCGGATCGGCCTGCGTAACGCGCGGCCCCGCGACCTGGCACGCCTGCGCGATGCCCTCGGCGCCCTGCCGCAACTGCAAGCGGCGATGACCGAACTGGAAGCACCGCACCTGCAGCAGCTGGCAGTCACCACCGGCACCTACCCGGAACTGGCGGCGCTGCTGGAAAAAGCCATCATCGACAACCCGCCCGCGATCATCCGTGACGGTGGCGTGTTGAAGACCGGTTACGACACCGAGCTGGATGAGCTGCAATCCCTGAGCGAGAACGCCGGGCAGTTCTTGATTGACCTGGAAGCCCGTGAAAAAGCCCGCACGGGCCTGGCCAACCTGAAAGTCGGCTACAACCGCGTGCACGGCTACTTTATCGAGTTGCCAAGCAAGCAGGCCGAGCAGGCGCCGATCGATTACCAGCGCCGCCAGACCCTCAAGGGTGCCGAGCGCTTTATCACTCCGGAGCTTAAAGAATTCGAAGACAAGGCGCTGTCGGCCAAAAGCCGCGCCCTGGCCCGGGAGAAAATGCTCTACGAAGCCTTGCTCGAAAGCCTGATCGACAAGCTTGCGCCGTTGCAGGACACCGCCGCCGCCCTGGCCGAGCTGGATGTACTGAGCAACCTGGCCGAGCGTGCCCTGAACCTTGACCTGAACTGCCCGCGCTTTGTCAGCGAGCCGTGCATGCGCATCGTGCAAGGTCGCCACCCGGTGGTTGAGCAGGTGTTGACCACGCCGTTCGTCGCCAACGACCTGTCGCTGGACGACGACACCCGCATGCTGGTGATCACCGGTCCGAACATGGGCGGTAAATCCACCTACATGCGTCAGACCGCGTTGATCGTGCTGCTGGCGCATATCGGCAGCTTCGTGCCGGCGGCAAGCTGCGAATTGTCACTGGTGGACCGCATCTTCACCCGGATCGGTTCCAGCGATGACCTGGCCGGCGGCCGTTCGACCTTTATGGTGGAAATGAGCGAAACCGCCAACATCCTGCACAACGCCACCGAACGCAGCCTGGTGCTGATGGACGAAGTGGGCCGCGGCACCAGCACCTTCGACGGGCTGTCCCTGGCGTGGGCGGCGGCCGAGCGTTTGGCGCACCTGCGGGCATATACGCTGTTCGCGACGCACTACTTCGAACTGACCGTGCTGCCGGAAAACGAGCCGTTGGTAGCCAACGTGCACCTCAATGCCACCGAGCACAACGAGCGCATCGTGTTTCTGCACCACGTGCTGCCCGGCCCGGCAAGCCAGAGTTACGGCCTGGCCGTGGCGCAACTGGCGGGGGTGCCGGCCGAGGTGATTACCCGTGCTCGCGAGCACCTGAGCCGCCTGGAAGAAACCGCGCTGCCCCATGAGATTCCCGTGGCCAGCCCGGCCAAGGCCAGCAACAAACCGAGTGCGCCGCACCAGAGCGATATGTTCGCCAGCCTGCCTCATCCGGTACTGGATGAGTTGGCTAAGCTTGACCTGGATGACTTGACGCCGCGAAAAGCGCTCGAAATGTTATATGCACTGAAGACTCGGATATAACGCAGACGCTTGCAAGCTGGTAGACTCTCGCGCGGTTTGGGATGCTGCGGGCTTTTAGCCTGGCCTGCAGACTATCGC